ACAAGATTTTTGCCAGATTCTAAGATAGGAGATACTCATGCAACTATGCTATATAGGCGTAGTGATGGGACTACTGTAAGACTCAGTACATATATGAAGAAGTCTGATATTGTTAGAGTTAAGAATTTAGAATATTCTGGATATACTTATGTTTTACCTATAGATACTTTTTGTGGTCTATGTATGGGAACTCTAATATCAGACACCAAACCCTCTCTCATTGCAGGCTTTCACCTGGCTGGCAATGGCAAGCATGGTGCTTCGGGCTTTTTAACCAAAAATATGGTTGAGAATGCTTGTTTACAGTTAAGTAAAATTAATTCAATTTTATTACCACACAGTGATGGAAATTTTCCAGAAAAACAATGTGGTGTAAAACTTTTGGATAGAACTTCTGTGCACCAAAATTCCTGCGTTAATTACATACCAGTTGATGGAGTTTTTAATGTATATGGATCTTGTCCTGGGAGGGCCACTTATAGGTCCGAAGTTGTAAAATTACCTATATCTGATGATATTACAAGGGTCTGTGGAGTGCCTTGTTTATGGGGAAAACCCAAAATGCACCCTTGGAAGCCTTTTTATGTAAATTTACAGAATACTTCAAACCCCTCTCTCGGTTTTCCAGCCCAAGCTTTAGAATGGGCAGTTAATGATTGGCTTGAACCGATGTTGAAACTAATCAAGCAAAAACCTTGGAACAAGTCTGTTAGGCCTTTGACCGAAGTTGAAACCGTGAGTGGCATCGATGGGCAACGTTTTATGAACGCCATGGTAGGTAGTACCTCCATTGGTGTTCCTTTGAGCGGACCCAAGAAAAATCATATGCTTGCATTGAATCCTGATAACCATCCAGGACATGCATGCCCTATGGTTTTTGATGAAACTATAATGATTGAAGTTGCACGTCTTAAAGCTGCATATCTTAGTGGAGAGCGCGGATATTTCATATTAAAAGCGTCTCCTAAAGATGAAGCTACTAAATTAGATAAGGATAAAGTTAGAATTTTCTTTGGTTGTCCTGGTGCTGCCTTATATATTTTGAGGCAATATTTACTCAGTATTATTCGTTTTATCTGTATGAACCCACTTGTTGCTGAATGCGCTGTCGGAATAAATTCACATGGTCCCGAGTGGGACCAATTGGCAAAGCATGTTACCAAATACGGTAAAGATCGCATATTAGCGGGTGATTACAAGGCATACGATACTCGAATGTCGTCTCAACTTACTTTAGCTACATATAATATGTATGTTAAGATTGCTGAGGCTTCTGGCAATTACACTCAAGATGATATAACAATCATGAAGGGTGCGATTACTGA